TGATGAAAAATCACAAGCTTGCACGTTCAATAGGCTCTGTTGGTTGGGCTACTTTCTTCTCCATGCTTGAATACAAGTGTGAATGGTACGGAAAGACTTTAATTCGCATAGGTCGCTTTGAACCGTCTTCAAAGATGTGTGAGTGCGGATATGTAAACAGAGAGCTTAAACTTTCCGACCGGAAGTGGACTTGCCCCAAGTGTGGAACTGTGAATGACAGAGATTTACTTGCAGCCCGAAACATCAAACGCTTTGGACTACAAGCACAGAATTTATTAACCCAACCGCTGGCGCAGCGGGGATTGGACGGTGAGAACCCAACTATGGACGACCGGGGCGCAAGCTCCCTAAGAAGTAGTGGCTCGGTGAAACGTCAAGTTGTTCAAGTGTAAACTTGAATATAAGCGCTTAGCCTATGCTACAGAAGATGTGCAGAAAGTATCTAAAAAGACTTCTCCCGGCTGCAAAGGAAGTAGGGTTGGAAGAGTTTGTAGTTACTACCATAGATAAAAACAAGTCGGGTACTTGTGTAGCCACCAGACAGCAGGTCGATATGCTTGCCTCAATGTGTGAAGATAATCGGGTTAAACGTGAAGAAATACCAAATATTGTAGGTAAGTCATACCGATTCTGTCTGACTGGTAATCTTTTTAAGAGAATACGTAAATTTAAAGACAAAGGACTTTATTCCAAAATAGATACTTTGTTATTAAGTGAAGAACTAAAAACCAAATGATATGAAAATACTGATTGATATTCCCGATTGCTTCCTTGATGGGGACGATACTATGGTGAACATAGAAAGTGAATCTTTCTCATATTGTAGGCTGAACCAGACCTATCACGGTTCACAAGATTCATTGGATGATGAAGTCAAAAGTAAACGACTAAGAGAGTTATGCTACGATGTAAGCGATATTTTTATTACAATGATTAAGGAGGAACTAATATGTTAGAAGAAAAAAAAATAGGTGAAAGATTTGAATATGAAGGAGTAACCTTAGAAGTGGTAAATGAGCTTGATTTCTCTTGTGAAAAATGTTTCTTTTATCTGGGAAAATGTGATAATGTATGCTGTTTTCCACATAAAAGAAAAGATGGAGAGAGTGTATGTTTTAGAGTGGTTGCAAAGGAACATATTAGTACCATTCAAGACTGCGAACTGGCAGTTGAAGTAACCGAAAAAAAGGCTATTGAAGCGGCAAAGGAAATGATAGTAGACATACTCAACGAAGTGCATGGTGTCAATCAGACTATGTACTTGGAAGACTTTGTGGCAAGACTTAAAAAATAAAAGATGGCAGTGAAGTTTAGACATAAAGAAACTGGCTTGTTTTGGTGTAGGGCAAAAGGTCGTTCTCCTTCAATAAGGGAATATAATGAACTGGGGGAAGAAAAGGTCTAATTATGGACTAAAATTAGTAACAGCTAAAGAATAATAACATGATAATAGATACCGAATTTAATGTAGGCGATACAGTGTTCTACCTACAAGGATATACAATATGTACAACTACCATTAGCAGCATAAGCGTTGAATGGTCGTATGCAGATGATAAATTTGTAATGGTATATAAGCTTGCAGATGGTTCTACTTCTTTGAGGAATGATTACCCTAAATGGAACAGACCATTATTTCAATCCCAAGAAGCACTTTTTAATCACTTACTAAAAGAGAATAACTTACACACATGGTTAATGAATGTTAATTACGGGGGGGGTAATTTCTAAATTTGTATCTTTACGTAAGGTTTAATCAATTAATTTACAATCAAATGGAAATAGCAAGAGATAAGAACAATAACCACATGCAAGCAGTAGTTATAGACACTGCATATAATGTGGAGCAAGGACAAACTCTCAAATTAGGAGAAGGACTTTACCGATTTGCAGCTTATGAAGATACTACCTTCAATATGCCGTTCTTAGACCCTAATCACGAACGACCAGTCTTAGCAGCTATTTATATGCCTGCTGGCAGTGTCGAATACTTTTATGTCTACGATGGCACTCTTTCTGTTGTAGAAGGAAAACTCAATATCATGGGTTCTGACATTCAAACAAATTCATAGCCTATGTTAGTAAATGTTGGTAAACTAATGAGCCATACATCAACTAAGGGAGGGGGAGGAGTTAAGCACCCATTCAATCCTTCTTTAGTTGATGCGTGGTTTATGTCCGGACTTTCTAATAATGATAAGCCTTCTTCTATTCGTGGAGTGAAAGGGAATGAGGTTGTTTTGAAAAACTTTGCATTTACATCAGAAAGCGGATTTGGAGAAGGAAATTACGAGGGTGGACTGGTATTCGACGGAGTGGATGATTACGGTATATGTAATAATCTGCCTATTCTTAACGATTATACAGTGATATGTAGGAGAGAAATAATAAATAAAGAATCTGGCGCTATAGCAAGTAAAAGAACTTCATCCTCTCAATGGGACGGTGCATTTATTTTTGAAAGAAATAATCAGTTAACCAGCTTCGGACAAAATAACTACCGTACAATTCAACAAAATAATGTATCTTATATGACAACTACTTCTTATAATGGAGGTACTATAAGTCGTGGCTCATTACAAGATACAGAATATTTGGTTTTAGGTGCTGCTGGTTTTAATATTGATTTGAATAGAGCACATGAATTCTCCAATTGTGCTATCTACTACTTTGCCCTCTATGACAAGTCGCTGACACCCGAAGAGGTTGAAGAGGAGAAAGTAAAGCTTGAAAATTATTGGGAAGGAGGTAAAAATGAATTGGCTTGAAATACCCGTAGAAGACTTGAAACAATTCGACAAGGATTGGGAAGTCAGAAGAAAGAATGTAGACGAAACAAAAGCTCTTTTGCATGAGGGAATATATAATGAACTTGTACCACAAGTTGAACCATTATCAGAAGAAGGAGAACCGATAGTCTATCCCTATCCACTTCTTGACAATCAAATGGTTGAAGCTCTGTTGGAAACTTCTGAATGGTCTAATATAGATGAATAAGGCTATACTTGTAGGATGGATTACTGACATTAGAGAAGTCGGTAGTTATGGGGTAATGGTGAAACTCAAAACTTGCGAAAAGGGTTTTACTACCCAAAAAGGCTATAAGGTAGCTGATAGGATAGATTATCATGTATGCCTTGCAAAAGGAACAATGACACGATACATTCTCGACAACTTCAATGTAGGCAACTTAGTTGAACTTACTGGGAAGATATACAACAAGCTGGAAGAAACCAAACATGGCGATAAGGTTCAGTTAACCAATATCCACATACAGACAATCAATCTGTATTCTCTGAACAACATATCTCCGGTTTCAAAAAGCAATGGTGATACAAAATCTGTAGAAAATCCCGATTTATATTTTGAATAACCAAAGTTTATATACAGGTGCCGAAAACCCATAGGTCTTTAGCCTATGGGATGTAAGGCACTAACCTTGTTGTTCAATATATTTCCTAATTGTTTCTGGACTTGCTTCTCCTATTGAGCAACAGAAATATCCATCACTCCATAATGTGCGTTCAACCCAAAACTCTTTTCTCAACTTACTCTCAAAGAGTTTCCAAGCGAATATCGTACTCTCTTGCTTGAGTTTTCTAACAATAGATGTTACTGATATGTTCTGTGGATAGTTGATGAGAAAATGGATGTGGTCTTTGTCTGACTCCATTATTTCAATATCAAAATCAGACTTTTCTGCGATACCCTTTAAAATACATTTGATAGTATCATTGAATTTGCCTACGAGCAACTTCTTTCTGTACTTAATGCAGAATATCAAATGACACTTCAAGTAATATTTGTGTCGGTTACTATGCTCATAATCACTCCTCATACTACAAAATTAACGAAAATATTTCACTTTTACAAAACATTTCTTGTTTTTGTAAATACTTATATGTATATTTGCACTATGATTAAGACGATAAATAGAACATACAGATTTAGGATATATCCAAATGCTTCCCAAATGGAATTGTTGGCGAAGCACTTCGGCTGTACTCGCTTTGTCTATAACTATTTCCTTAATCAAAGGCAAGAGCAATATAAAGAGGAAGGAGAGAGTGATAACTACTATGCTCAGGCAAAGGCTTTAACTGAATTAAAGAAAAAAGAAGAAACCGCTTGGCTTAAAGAAGTAAACTCTCAAACACTTCAATTTGCTTTGCGTAATCTTGAAACTGCATACACTAATTTCTTCCAAAAGAGAGCGAAGTTCCCTAACTATCACTCAAAGAAAGGTAAGAATACATTTACCGTACCCCAATTTGCAACTATTGAAAATAGTAAATTGTGGCTACCTAAATTCAAGAGTGGTATAACTATCCGTCTGCATAGAGAAATCAAAGGTAAGATGGGCAAAGTTAGTCTAACTAAAACTCCAACAGGAAAGTATTTTGTATCAGTATTCACAATAGAGGATTATCAAGAACTTGCACCTGCTAATAAAGCAGTTGGTGTAGATTTAGGTTTGAAAGACCTACTGATAACATCTGATGGTGAAGTATTCAAGAATAATAGATACACAAAGAGATATGAGAAGAAACTTGCAGTAGCACAGAGACACCTCTCAAGAAAAAAGAAAGGTAGTAATGAGTACGAAAACCAAAGGCTCAAAGCTGCTAAACTCTATGAGAAGATTTCTAATTGCCGTATGGACTACTTGCATAAGTGTTCTCACTCTCTAATCTCTAACTACGACACCATTTGTATTGAAGACCTTAATGTGAAAGGTATGGTACGAAACCATAAACTTGCTAAATCAATTACTGATGCAAGTTGGGGGACATTCGTCACTATGCTAACATATAAGGCTAATTGGAATGGTAGAAATGTAGTTAAGATTGATAGGTTTTTTCCATCCTCTCAGCTTTGTAATGTTTGTGGCTATCGTAATAGCGAAATAAAAGACTTGAAAGTAAGAGAATGGGGTTGCCCATCTTGCGGTACACATCATAATAGAGATGTAAATGCTGCTATCAATATCCTAAAATTAGGATTAAATAATATATCGGCAGGGACTGTCGATTACACCGATGGAGAGGATAGAAGACCTAATCTTTTGAAAGGGCATTCCTCTGTGAAGTCGGAAGCCCACGAATCTTTAGTTCGTGGGTAGTTCACTGCTACATTTGTGCTACAAACTTTTGGTTCATAATAACAGCATTTTAAACCCTATTCTTTAGCTTGCGAAAGTGACATTTCTAATTTTCTTGTAGGGGGGGGATTAATTTCTCTCCCTTATTTTTTGGAAAGTTCCAAAATTTAGCATACCTTTGCCTTATCTTAAAAAAAGAAAATCAATGGAGAAAAAGAACTACTTAGACGATTGCCTCGCAACGCTTCAAATTCCGTCACTCCCTAAAAAAACTTGGGATAAGGTTTCCGAATTTAACAAAGGAATTTGCCTTGTAAGACGGATTGACGGAACAGAAAACTATGCAATTTGTCGGTACAATAAAGAGAAGGACGAAGATGTCAAAGTCGTTAAAGATTTCTGCTTGGCGACATTTACAGAAATTCTTGAATGCTATCCAGTTCCCGACTTTGTGGAAGCTGACATTGAAAGCATGGACTTGGACGAAGCCAACAAGATGGCAATGGAAGAGTTGTTGGAAGAACGTCAAGAAGCTATCATGGAAGACGTCGAAGTTGAGGAGGAGAAACTTCCGGAGTGGATATACCCATTCATCAGCAACCGGGAAGAGGCTCTTGCATTCCTTAAAAGTAAGAGAATAAGAAACGCCCACTCTCTGAAATCTGACGAGGCTGTCAAAGCTAAATTGTATTTAGTTTATGAAGACGAAAAAAAGAAAAATAAATAACCCAAAGTGATATGATGGATATTTCAAAAATGAGCAAGGCACAGCTTGTAAAACTTATAGGTACTTCCTATGTATTTGTGCCAAAGACCAAAGGACACATGTATTGCAGACTGGACGATAGAGGAATTTCTATTGCGGTTACTGACGATTACTCAGTTGTGTCTACCAACTTCCATAGAAACGTATTTACCAATGTAGTAAGTGGCGGTTATTCTAATCCTTATCTGTGGCTTAGAACATTCTGTGAGTGCATCGAAGCAAACAAAGAGTTTGGAGAAGTTAAGGACAAGAATGGAAATGTACAAGGTTTCAGCTTCTCTCAACTGATGGAACATGCTGACGAAATGCCGGAAGAGATTGTTAAGGTATTGCAGCATACAGAGCGATGGATTTATACGCTTTCCGAGCCAGCCTTTGCCGTTGGAGGAGATACATTGCAAGTTACCAATGTGATGTGTATGTACTTCTCGTACTTGGCAAAAAGCAACACCATGCTCATGCCTGCACCTTCCGATATTTCTCGCAACGAATTTTATCAAAGGTATATTGAGGTTATCCGCTATCTTTCTCTTGAAACAACGCTTGATGAAGAAAAGGTAAAAGATTTGAAGGAACAAATCTGCAACATCGAACGTGAGGCAATGAACAAGATTGAGATGCTGATTAAGGATAACGGTGGTGAGTTTAAGCAATCCATTGCCATTCCTAAAAGAGAAGTTGATGAAGGAGAAGCCTTAACCGAAATGAAGAATGATAAGTTGGAGTAATTTTGTCGCGGTCGTAATAGGCATTGCATTCATATACTGGCTACGTAAGATAAGCGATTATGGAAATCCATTTATAGCTGCCTTTATGAGCATATTATGGTTTTTCTCTCTAATCATATTCTACGCGATTTGGGGAGGAATATTTTGGTGGTAGCATGAAAATACATGAATTTAATCTAACTCCTTATCCAAGAAAATTATGGGTAATTAAGAAATGGACGGAGAAGGAACTAAAAGAAGCTTTTTGTAGATACAATGGTGACGAAATAGATTGGGAATTGGATGATAGCGATAGTCCTTTTAGTATAAGAGTTACACCAAGAGTTCAATACAAAGATACAGAGATGTTTGGAATACTCGCATTAATGACGCCAAATGCACCAAACAAAGATTTGGCTCACGATGCAGGACATATAGCTATATCGTTATTTGATGAAATAGGCTCGTATGCTAATTCCCAAGACCAAGAACCCTTTTGCTATTTACTCGGATATATTTATGATTGCTTAGAACAAGTTAAACGAAATAAGTTTAAAGATGAATAAGATAGAAAGATTTAAAGAGATAGTTGCTGAAATGGCAACGCTCTACGAAAATAAGAACAAAGATTATGGCGATTCATTCGGCAAGTCTATCAAAGAGCATGGCAATATAGCTGGCATTGTTCGCATGGAAGATAAGTTTAACCGATTGAAGTCATTGCTAAATAGTAATGAGAAACCTAATTATGAATCGGTGTCTGATACGCTGACTGACCTTGCAAACTACGCTATTATGATGCGTATTGAACTTGAAGGTAAAGAAGGTACTGCTCAAAAGGCTACTCAATTTGAATGTAAGGTAGATGCAGACTTATCCTCTCTTGTCAGTCAAATCATAACTTGCCCACATAAAAGTCTGTCAGAGGAAGAAGCGGAAAGTCTAAATAAAGCTTTTCGCCAGCTTTTGGAAGATGCAGAAGAGGTACAAAAGTATTTTTCAGAAAGTGTATCTGACTTGGATGAAATGAAAAAGAATATTCTTAAAGGTCTTGCTGATAGGTTCAAAGAACTTGCCGGAAAGATTTTTGATGATGATATATTTTGTACAATAAAATTCTAAATGGCACTTATATACAAAGAGGCATTTAGCTTTTTATAAATGCTAATGTAGCGATAACCAAGCTACACCTAAAAATAGTATTAACCCAACCGCTGGCGCATCGGGGATTGGACGGTGAGAACCCAACTATGGACGACCGGGGCGCAAGCTCCCTAAGAAGTAGTGGCTCGATGAAACGTCAAGTTGTTCAAGTGTAAACTTGGATATAAGCGCCTACCGTCTGTGAAGATAGTTTAGATTGATTTTCAATTTTTCATTAAGAGTGATTTTAATATTCTTATACCCTTCTTGCTTGTGAAAGTAGGAAGGTTTTTTGGAACTTTCGCAGATTTTAGCTACTTTTGTAGTGAAGTTTAAACTTAATATATTAACGAAATGGCTGGAACAACTTTTACCAACAAGCGACTTTCCTATCATGTGTCTAACACAACTGGCACTATCACATTGGAAGGTGACGCTACAATCAATTCGCAATCATTGATTGATTCATTCAATGGTAGTGTAAACTCTACTACCGGACAGTACGGCAACTTCTCTTATTCTGAATCCGATGGGGGACAAGTCAACAGAAGCTACAACGGCTCAAAGGACATCGAAGTAGAGGCTTGTGACCTTATTGATTCTGTAATTGAAGACATCAAAGCAGAAGCATTGAAATAATGGTTAATTACGAGCAGACAAAGAGCTTGATGAAATCAAGAGGGGTAGATAACCTCTCTCCTCTTGACTTCTCTTTTTCCATGATGGTAGCCATCGGTATCAATGAGATACAATCCTATATGGTTACTATCAGAGGAAAAGAGTATGAAAAGAAAACCGAAGAACAAATACCTAAGTTTCGTGAAAGATGCAGCTTGGAGGTTACAGACTATCTTGAACGGACTGATATTAAAGAAACTATAAGGTTTCTTAGGGCAGAGCACGATAGAAATATCAAAGATACTGCCTTGCAGCTTGAAGACATTGACTTCAACGCAGAAGACTTAAGAAAGATATTGGCGAAGTTCTTGAAAGAGAAATACAAGGACATTGACGCAGCCGATGCAAAGGACTTGCTCAACGCCATCAAAATATACGTGGATAAGTTCGGAGATTCCGGAGAGGATGGGGTTGCCAAGTTCAACCGACACTTTATCCAAGTCTATCCTCCATATAATGCTGTATGCCCCAACTGCGGGAAAGAAATTGACCTTCCTCGTGGTGTCAATTCTAAATGCAAGCATTGCGACCATCAGTTTGTATGGAGTGAAGAAAAGGAAAGATACTATTAACATGCCTTTATTTATTAAAACTTTGTAAGTTATTCATTTTGAGCATCGGTTTGTGAAAATAGATGCTTTTTATAGAAACATTTTAAAAACAATATAATAATGAAAACATCTAAAATTGTAAGCGTTTATAAGACAATGAACGACAGCAAACTCACTAAGATGGAGGATGCTGACAAGTTTAAAGTTATTAAAGCATTACGTGCTATTAAGCCAATCAGTGAAGGCTATGAGGAATTTGTCAAGCTGACACACGAGAAGCTGAAAGACGATAAAATGGAAGAGATGCAGAAGAAAGCCCAACACTGGCAGGAAATGCAATCACAAGGGAAGGAAGTCGAATATTCTTTTGAGGAGCGCAAGGAACTCAATGAATATTTCCAAAACTTCAACAATACCATTGAGAAGCTGATGAAAGAAGAGGGCGACAAGGAGAACGAACTCACCTATGACAAGTTGAGTGAGGACGCTTTCGGAAAGTACATCGCTTCCAACGACTTCAATGTAAGTACCATCATGGACTTGCAGGAAGTTCTTGTCGGAGAATAGTATTTGTTCCATATTACATAGTTTATTTAGAGGTTAGGGGGAGCTTGTGAAAGTTCCCCTTTTCTATTGTTACGTTATTGGTCGTAGAGGTACTACGGAATCTGTATATCTCGATGAATCAAGAGTAACCCAGACTTTATAGGATTCGTCTGCTTCTATATCAAATGTCTTTCTGATAACTGTGTATGTTTCACCAGCAGCCACAGTGAATGTTCCTAACTTTAATTTTGTTTCACCAACCATCAGTGGGTCAAACAAGTCATGTTTAGCGAAGCGAACCCACAGCCAATTATTAGTAAAGGTCTTGCTTGAACTTGTCGGGTTCTTGACTTGAACAGTCACGGTCAATGCAGTTGCAATCATTCCAATACCAGCATTGATGATGATATTATATGTGGTACTTACTACTTGTATCTCGGCAACCTTAGTATTAGGCAAAGTGAAATAGCCAGCAGCCTTATCCGTGTCCAGTATGCCAAGCTTTACAGTAGACAAGAAGGGATAGACATTATATGTGTTTACTGGTAATCCATTTGTAGGCACTTTTACTTGCATTGTCCCCGGACTATCAGCAGTCAGTCGTTGCGACCTTGTTCCTCCTTTCTGAACCATATATACACCAAAGTACATATCCCCTAATGTATAAGCCACGCCCTGCCATACCAATCCACCTATATCACTTAACGATAGACTTCCTCCCATTGAAGACGATGGATTATAAGCTACTGTGGCAAAAAAGGTGCTGCCACTTAGATTATCTACTTGCTTTGGAACTGTAAACGAGTGAATTGGAGCCATTGCTTCCGGCATATACCCTTCAAAGTCAAGAAGCCGGAAAGGTGCATTGCTTCCTCCTTGTGGCGGTGAATACTTATATCCATTTGCTCCGTCAGAAGTCATTTTACTTACTATATCCTTATAAGTACCAGCCTGCGCACCGCTTGTATCAATGCCACAATTCCCATTACTGCTTTTCCACCAATTTGAGTTTGTAAGATTGATATTTTCTGATGGGTATATTACGGGCTTATACTTTGCCCACATATTTGTTTTGCCATGAGTATTCTTGCACAAATAACCTAAGTCATTACTTGATACACCCAATGCTGTGCGGACATCATCAATACTGACGGGTGCTACGATTTTCCCACTTGATATTGGCATAAATAAACTATTTAGTTCTTGGAGAACTTGGTAAGAAACATGGCTTTGTGCTACCCATAGCAGCATTGAAGCCGTTAACAACTCTCATTTTCTTTTTCATATCATTCTTTATAATACATTGTATCTTAAACTTTTACACAAAGGTAAACATAATTATCCACAAATGCAAGTTACCAAGTTCTCCAAGAACTAAATACTTGCGATATGTCAAATAGTGGAGGAAGAATAACTGCGCCAGTCAATATAGCTACTGATATACCAGCCGTTCTTGGTATAAGTAGTACAGACTTAGGAACTCAATGTATATCAGATAAGGTTAATATATGGGCAGAAAGACATCCAATGGTGCATGATAGTGTAACTGAGTTAAGTGAAGCTCAAATTAAAGCTATACATTATGGATTTGAAAATGCAACAGCAATATCACCAACAGTAGATAATCTGATGGCTGCTTCAATATATTATAAGCAACCAAGTGGAAGTAAAGGTGTTTATAGGGCTACTGATTTTAATGGGTACTATCATGGAGCTAATCCTATATTCTCATTTACATTGCCAAGTAGTGCTTCACCGGACGCAGCTATCATCATAAATGTAAATGCACTATTATTTGAAACAAGTACATCGGGACAACTAAGCATTGATAAGATGCTAAACAATAGTAAGCAGAATCAGTTAGCTATTGCAATATGTAGTATAAGTAAGAAAAAAGCATACTATAAGATATTTGGTAGAAGTTTTACTGGCGGCAAAATACCGTTATTCTTAGTTGATAATAGCATTGATTGGGAAGGTAAAATGAGTAAAGATATTGCAATAGTATTATTTATTACTGATGGTGTATTTGCAAGCGATAGACTTAAATGGAAAGAATCGTTAGATACTAATATGAAAGCATATCGAGGCATATCGAGTACAAGAAGAAATTCTGCACCAATTTTAGCTCGATATACCTTATCCCAATTTCCAATACAAGGTTATTTGCAGTATTCTGTAGTTGGGAGTACAACCCCAAGAGTAAATGATAACTCAACCAGTTATTATCAATATCGTTTTACTATACATGACAAAACGGCAGCAGGATTAGCAGCATTAAAGAACTTTAGTGTATCACTTGAAACTATTAACTATAGTGGCAATTTTAGAATAGACCAATATGAATTTGGGAAAGGAATGGCAAGCATTGTTTCTGGACCAGATAGTAACAATAACTATGTAGTGTCTATTCCATGTATGACATCGGGAGGAAAAAACAATGTGGGTAAAATAGCCTATACAAATTGCTATATTTATAATACTAAAACGGGAAGTGGGGCTGGAAAGCTCTTGGAGATTACATTAGTTGGTTCAACATAATGTTTATATCAATAAGTTTTCGTATATTTGCAGTGGATTGAGCGCATTTCAATTTCAATGGTATATTCCCCCATATTGAAAAAGATTTTAAGTTCCGAGATGCTTAGTTCTGAGATGCGTTCGTCCGCTTTAAAACAGAGTTGTTGCCGCAACTCTGTTTATCTTGACTTTATATTTAAAAAGCATCTGCTGCGAAGTAGGTGCTTTTATATTAGTTAAAGATAGGTGTTCTCGTCTATACGGTGCATAGTCAAAGTACCCATAATATAGTTCCTACCAGTAGGACGATTGACTATTATAGTTGTAGGTTCGTAAGATTCCAAACATACAAACTTACTCTCTGCACCAGCATATTCAGATTTGATAGTCACTTGGTGGCTCGTCATATAACTAATGAAGTTCTTGTGAACCGCACGGACATCAATCGTACTATCGTGAAAATCATCTATGATAAACGAAATCTCTACATCGGGATTTTCATAACATACTTTGTCCGGGACATAGACATCTTCCTTGTTGCTGTTAATCCAAGAAGCCGTATAGATATTCTTAGGTTTTCCTTGTGCAAGAAAGCCGTCCATCTTCAATATACGAAGACCTTTCCATTTGACTGTAAAGTCAGTATAGTTTTCGATACCAGCTTTTACGAAATATATGTTTGCTCCTATCATTACAGTCTTAAATCTTTAGTGAACATCTTTACTTTACCATCATTCTCTAAAACCTTCACTTCACATTTGGGAGAATACATATAGACTACAACATTACTGTGTACGTCTACATAGTCAATAGTTAAAACACTTTCATCAAACAGATAAATACGTATGGTGTTAAATCCGTCCAATTCCAAGTGAACATTAGACTTATTGGATATATATATAGTTGGGCATTTAGTTTCTTGTACCGATATGCGGCTATCACATTGGACGAAGTGAGAAACGTCCTCTTTTAAGGTTATATAATCGTGATTATCTACCCACATAGAGTAAGTATAACCATCAACTCCATCAACATCATTAAAGGTGTGCTTTCCGTTTATATAGTCAGCAAACTCCCTTTTTAAAAAGTCAACGGACATTCCCCAGCCTTCATACATTGAAGTTGCCATATATGGAATACTCTGTTGCTGCAAGGCAAGCTGCATCAGCTTCTCTCTATCCTCCTTGCAGGCTTTCCACTCTTTGTTGTACTCGCTACACAAGTCCCGTAACAAAGAGTTTTTGTAAAAGTATAGTAAGTTATGCTCCATCATTCTTCTTTAAACAAGGAAACAATAAAATCTCGTCCAGCACCCGTCCACCTTCTGTCATAAATAATACGTCCGTTATCCAAAACAGTTTGCTTAACAGAAGTGTAACCTAAGTCAGCATACTTCGCATACAACAGCCATGTGCCGTTTTGCTTGAACTGAACTTCCATCTTAGCTAACCGATTGTTAAGTTCTATTGCAGACCTCAAACCAACTTCCTTTGCAATCTCGCCAGCAGTATAAGTTTTAGAATCATGCACCAAGCGTTTAACATTGTCTTGTGCCTCCTTAGCTTCAAGTAACGCCTGCTGTTTTGCTTCATACTCCAAAGCCCATGCTCTTGCGGCTTCTGCCGGATTATTGAAGTTAGGCAATGTGATACCAGAAATAGCTTTCTTTTCACATTCAAGAAAGTAGTTCCTATAATCATAACTTAAAGGAGTTCTTGCCATCATTGCAATATGTTTAGCAAAGTCTATTGTGATAGCATAATCCTTAGTTTCATTACCGTTCGTCATTGTGACGAACCCTACCCAATCCTCATTCTCTTTAAAGAAATCATCTTCAACTATGTTTTGAGTTGCCCATCTCGACCAATTAGATTTATCTAATCCAAGTCCAATATACAACTCTCTTGCCGAAACTACTTGCTTTCCTTCTCTCTCTGAAATTTTAATTAGCTCTTTCATATTTACGATGTTTATACGGTATTAATAATAGTGAGGGAGAAGTGCACCGTAACCACTTTCAATAAAGGAGCGACCTCTATCTATCTCCCTCACTACAAATATACTAATTAATCGGGTAATATCCTAACATTTACACCATTTCCTGCGGCAGTAGAAATATTTACCGTCCAAACTTGAATGGCTTGAAGTATCTGATAACTACTTCTCATTTGAAGTAACATCTGCGACATCGTTCCTGCATTGACATTAGTCATATCCCATATACCTTGCAGAATAGTAGTTTGTTGGAACACTTGCCCACTAACCATATTTAAATAAGCTTCAATAGCCCCAGCAGTTTCTTCGGTCACCGAAGAGATTCCTTTCTGTAAGGAAGAAAGGGCTGCGTCTTTCACTCCACTACCGAACTCTATACCAAGCTGACCCATCAAGTTCTTTAAGTCCTCGTTTATCAAAGGAATTAGCTCTTTACCCAAGTCAGCTATCTGTTTGGCTTCTTCGGTGGTAATACCTACACCGCCAGCAGAGTTTTCTTCGGTAAATCTCTGAACCATAGCAAACATACTCTTCAACCGTTGTCCGACAATCTCAGAAGCAAGCGACTTGACAATCATATTTGTTATTAAATCATCAAAGCTTTCCTCTAAATTTGCCATTGTATCAGTTCCTTCCTTCCAAGCTGAAATCCAAGAATCGGCAAAGCTTTCTGCGGCAGATTTTACATCTGTACCGAGCAAAGTGTTTACTATATTAGTAGTAGCATCATCAATGGCATTCTGTAAGTCGGTAACTTGACCCTCCAATTCTATGATTTTGTCTTGGTCGCGGTTTTTCTTCTTCCGGCTCTTTTCAAGTTGAAGCTGACGTTGAACTTCTGCAAGCTGTGCCTTCTGATTTGCAATAGCTGCCTTCTGCGCTGAAATTTCAGCTTTACCCATCGACTTATCAACAGCACGTTCAAGATTCTTATAAGCGTTCTCTAATTGCTTAACTCTTCTCTCACTCTTTTCAACCTCTCTTGTAATTTTCTTGTTCCCGGCATTGAATATGGCTGATACTCCTTTCCAGATACCACCAACAGCCTTTATACCACCGCTAATAAAATTGCCCGACATTATATCTTTAACTCCATCAGCAGCTTGGGCAACTCCTTGTATAGTTTCTCCTACTGTTGAGATAGTATCAGTGACACCTTCCGAAAATCCCATCTGCTCAAATATATTCCCTACAGAACTTACCATCATTCCAAGTTCTTCTATATTAGCTAATAAGTCTTTAAAAGGATTTTCGCTTTCTTTCAGCTTATCTTTTAAGTTTTTAACTTGGTTGGCAAGAGCAGCAAATGGGTTACGAGAATTTACTTCGGTCTTTAAAGCCTTAATCCGTGCTAATAGTTCTTTGTATTGGTCTATTGGCATATTAGCTTTATTAGCCTCTGCAAACTTAGTTATCTCGTCAATCATTTGATTTAAAGAGATAGTACCTATAATACTTAAGTCTTGAAACGACTTCTCCCAAGCATTGGAAGTATTCTTCCATTCCTCAAAAGCTATCTTAGTCTTTTCTTGTTCCGCACCAGTATCAACAGCAAGAGAGAGCTTTGGAGCTTTCTCGTTTATGAAGTTCTGTATCTCTTCAATCTCACTTTCTATCTCCGCTCTTACATCGGGGCTTTCAGTCACAGACAACTGCAATTCCAGCTTCGCCAAATCAGAAGTTGCATCAGCAACTCTATTGGAGATAGAAGCTTGGTCTTCCAAACGTTTTCTTTCGACCTCTGCTATCTTATCCTCCATTTCAGCGTACTTATCTGCAATAGACTGGAAGTTCTTGAAATCATCCAATGCAGCTTTCTTGATAGTATCGCTTAATCTTTTCTGAATATCTTCAATAGCCTTTGAAGCATCACTCTCACTCTTAACCATAGTGTCAAGAGAACTTTGCCAACTCTTAACCCTTTCATCATTAGGATTCTTATTGATTAAATCCTGCAATGTTTCTTGTTCTTCTTGGAAGGATGAAACCTTTTCCCTCAAACTATTCAATGTAGCATTAACATCAGCTTCTAACTGTTCAAGTGAAACGGGGTCATACTCAAACAAACCAGCGAACAGTGAACCGAACTGCCCAGCATTCTCTATATCCAATTCAAGCTCATAGCCTTGAAACATTCCCTCAATCTTGCGTTTTGCCAAAGCAACACTTGCAGAGTTTATAGAGATAGAATATTCAATCTCACTCTGTGCCTTCTTCCCGGCAACCAACTGTTTAGCTTCTGGCGATTTGAGGGTTTCAGCTATTTTATTATAGAACTTTGGAGCACTACCTTTATCAAAGGTAATCAAGTCGTTAATATCAACACTAACACCTTTAAAAGCATTGTCGAATAAGTCTTGGTAAGCTTCCTTTACCTTTTCAGCAGCATAGGTTATATTGCCAGTGTCTTTCACAAGCTGCAAGAACTTCTTTTGAATATCATCTACCAACTTAATCTGTTGTTTCAGCAAATCCATTTCCTCCTTTTTGGATTTATTCAAATCCTTTTGGGAAGTAAGATTTATCCTTAAAGAATTAGCAATCTCACGAACCATCTTAATTCGCTGTTGCGTCCATTCTTTTGATTCATCATCAACTAATAATCCCTCATTGATTAAGTCTTCTTGCTTCTTTAATTCCTTGTACTCTTTCTTTAGACGGTCTGTATAATCAAATATACCTTCGTCCTCTTTGAACTTAAAGATATTGCCTATCCTTTCATTTTTAGATGTAATATCATCTACAATAGCCTGCCATTTAGATAAGGCTTTTGTTTCATCGTCAGTAGGTTCTTTAAGCCCAGACAAGCTATCATTAGCTTTTTGAATGGAAGCGTTTATAGAAGCTAACTCTTTTTGCATTTTCTGCAAATTCTCAAATGCAGCTTTCTCTTCCTTTTCAGAAGCTGGACGAGTATAAATCTCACCAGCCATTCCAGCTACAACTTCAACAAGCCCTTTATTATATAATTGGGATTGTTTAGCTATATCTGTAATTAATTGGTCCCTTCTCTTTTCAAGTTCAGACAGTTGTTGCTCCGTACCTTTTATGTTAGACTGACGTAATGCTTCCGCAAATTCTCTTGCAGCTTTAGTATTAATACCTAATATCTTACCATATTCATTCATTTTTGAAATAATGGCAGGAGTAGTAGCATCTACCAACTTACTCATTACCTTATCTAATTGGTTATGAGCTTCTTTATTAGAATTTACAGCAGTTTCTAAATCTTTGTTGTTCTTTGCAGATTTTTCAGAAGAATCGGCATAGGCATCTATTGTTTCTTGGGTTGTACGTATTGTCTTTTGTAAATTGTCATATTGAGAAATAAGGTCTTCAACATTTGAAAGATTTTCAAAAGACTTCTTCAAATGTGTGCTTGCTTCGTCAAGTCCTTCTATTTGCTCCTCTACACTCTTAGCTTTAGGTAATAAGATAGCAAAAGTAGTTAATAAAGCTACAGCGCCAGCAGCTACAGCAGCGTATGGATTAGCAGCTACAAAAGCTAATGCCCTATTCAATACGCCTTGTGCTCTTGCAGCAGCAAGTGTAGCGGCAGCAGTTCCTTGTGTTGCCCTCGCTCTGGCTACTTCTGCAAGAGTTTGTTTAATTGTTAATCTTGTTCCGTTTAACGTTTCTATATTAGCTAAGGCTTGCATTGCCTTATAAGCTCCTATTGTCGATATGACTACAGTCAATGCAGAAGATACAGCGCGCCAATTTTCAAATAATTTCTGTACTACAGATATACTTCCCGTCAATATCCCTTGATGCTCCTTACCTATTTCATTTAACATAAAATCGTAAGCATCAGTCAAATTTGATAATTTACCAGCTAACGTTTCAGCCTGCTTAGCTTGAAAGTCGTAGAACATGCCACCTTCATCTGTATAACGGTTTAAGACTTTCATTACATCAGTGAAGGAAACCATCTTATTAGACATTCTATCCATGACATCACCTACTGAAACAATTCTTTGTTCCTGCTCAGTGTACATCTTGGCAAGTTCAGAAGTTATAGAAAGACCAGCATTGGCAAAGTCACGAGCATCCCTTGCTGTAAGTACAGTCTGTGCCCTAATCTGACCTAAGTTGTAAGTCAAACGTTCCATTGGTACACCAAGAGCGGCACTAATATCTGCAATACGTTTTGAAACATCTACAAGTTCTTCTGCTTCAAAATTATAGGCAGCAAGCTGTTTTGTAGCACCAGCCAAATCCAATACGGTAAATGGAGATTTTAATGCTAATTCTTGTTGTTCCCGAAATATCTGAGAACCTTTTTCAAAGTCACCAAGTACAGCACCAATCGAACGTTCGAGCAATTCATACTGACCTCTAACGTCCATAAGACTTTTTGCAAAGCCAGTTAACGCTCCTAATCCAGTATAGAACAGAACTCTTTTACCTAAATTCTTAAATGATTCAGCTAAACTATTATTTGCCTTTTGAAGTTGAACACCACTTGATAAAGCTTCCGCATTTTGCTTTTTCAAGTCCTCCATAGCCTTGTTGACATTACGAAGCTTCATTGCGTATTCTGCATCATCTGTGGAGAGATTACGTTGTACAATCTGCAAGGCTTTTAGCTTTTCAGTCCTTTCTTGAATTGACTTATTGCCCATAGCCATAGCCTTTTCGTAGCTTTGACCTCCTTGTGATATTCTACTCTTCTCCTCTTCTCTTGCTATTCTTGCTGCTAAGTTGGCAGTCTGCTGCCGGAGCAATATTTCTCTTTGAAGTAGCTTCTCCCTTTGAGCAACGTGAACATTAATTCTTGCCTCTTGCACATCAGTTTTAACAGTAGCCAATTGCTCCATATTATTCTTAATACGAGTAGTGTTTCCTTGTATTTTAGAAAATACTTCTCGCAAATTATTGGCAACTTGCAAGGCTTGGTTCATAGAATTAATGTCTACAGATACAGTCGTGGTAGCAGCTTGCGTGGCAGCAGTATTACCTTGTGCAATATTAGTTGCCCCCAAACTTTTAAGCTTGGCTTCCAACTCGGAAATCTTTGTTTCCAAAGGACGGATTTGCTGGTTAAAGCCATCAACTAAGCCCTTACCAATATTCTTACCCAATTGGTCGGCAAAGCCCTCCACACTCGCCAACTTACCTTCCAACTTGTTGGTGAAATCTTCCAGACGCTTTTCCGTCTTCTTTAGAGTTTCATCAATGCTTGATAACAAGTCCTTATCAGACATTGAAGCACTAATAACTACATCTTTATTGTCTGCCATCGCTGCTACTTTTTATTTTATTCTTGGTATGGTATCTAACACACTACGTTTAGGTGCTTGCAACTCACTTCTATCACTTTTACGTCGTTTCCAAAACTTCTCCCATATCTCTTTATCTTTGCCACGCAAATACTTGATATGGGTGCTGTCTACTGTCAAGAAAAGAACTTGTGCCATAGACAATCTATAAAGATAATCGTCATACGTAAACTGCGGAAAGCTACGTATGAAATCACCTAAATCTCCGATTTGGCTTGCCGCCATAATGTTAATTGTTCCGCTACCTTCTTCCTCATATTCGTCTGCGAAACCATAAGAGCCTTCCCCGATATGAGCACCGTAAAAACCGGTGATAAGTCGATGCTGTTTATTGCTTCAATAATGATTGCCGCCCATTGAGCAGGCTCAAATACGGAGTTGAGAATACGAGCCTTCATAAAAGCTATCAGTTTGTCATTTCTGCTCATAACTTCTATCGCACTCGCATAATCGGTTATATCATCTGGTGAGAAGAGGTGATTAACAAGAATGATTGCTACAATCTCAGAACTTACATCTAAGTCTGTGCATAGAGCATACATCATGCTCTTATCATCCTTAATATCCTCTTCCTTTTGTAATTTCAACGCTAATTGGAAAATGCGCTGGTATGAGTATGCCCTTAACCGATGCACCTTATACTGCTTATCTCCTAACTTGACAAGCGTAGGATTGTCAGTCATAATCTCTGATATTTCCCTCTTTAGCTCGTCCGGTATAATTAAATCCTTTTCTTCCATTATCATTTGTGTATTAAAGAAAAAAAGGGCAGCAGCAAACAAGCCACTGCCCTTTCTCTTGATTTATAATGGGTCTTAGCCTCCAACAGAAGGTTCAGCCATCTTCATCTCAACTTTCTTGCCATTATCATCAACCAAAGCAGTGATAGCGATGTGCAGTTTCAACGGAGCAGTCTTCAAATCAGTACCGTCCCAATTGGTAGCGACCTTACCTTTGTAAATAACAATGTAGTCAATACCATTGTAGAACTCCAATTTAAACTGCTTGTAAACGTTGGTGAATGAAGAAGGCATTGTGTACAAGCCAGTAGTAGCATTAAACTTACCACCTTCCATAGCGGCAATCTCTTCCGGTTTGTACTTAACCAAGTCAAATTCAATCTTGTAAGAACCAAGTGTACCCACGCTATCAAGCGGAGTATCATAGAACTCACCGTTAATAGCACTTTCACTTGCGGTTTCTTGACTGATAGACAAACCTTCCAACACACCCATAAGAGGAGTATAAGAAGCTTCTGCACCAGCCCCGACTTCCGCATAGCCTAAAGACTTACATTTGTAAGTCAACAAATCTTGTGTAGCCATCTCGTCTAATTTTTAAATTATTATTTATATTGATTATAAATGAGGCGTTCATGTCCTTGTAGGACATTTGACGTTTCATCGAGCCGCTACTTCTTAGGGAGCTTGTGCTCCGGTCGTCCATAGTTGGGTTCTCACCGTCCAATCCCCGATGCGCCATCGGTTGGGTTAATTTTTACTTTATTAGTACCATAAATGATTTAATATACATGAAGAACAGATTGTCGCTCTCATTATATATATCATCAGTTGACAATATACCGTCAGTTGAGATGTCGTATTTTTCTCCGGCTTTCTCAACTTCTGCATTTACAATGTCGGATATACTTGTTTCATACTTTTCCAGCAAGGTGGTATCAAGCCGACCTCTTGTCTTGGGAGGAATATACATCTCAACTGTCACGCGAACGCTCGCAAGAGCATTCAAGTTGAACTGGCTCTTATCCTTAATTTCTCCCAGACGGATAACCATGAAACCGCCAGCATTTATCTCCTCCTCCAACTTGGTAGGCATTTCCATCGGATAGATGTACTTTGTAACCTTATCTATGAAGAGAGAGTAAACATATTGGTATATCGGCATTCGCCTTGCATCAATAGCACTCATATCCCTATTGGGCGTTTATATCCAAGCTTACACTTGAACAATTTGACGTTTCATCGAGCCACTACTTCTTAGGGAGCTTGTGCCCCGGTCGTCCATAGTTGGGTTCTCACCGTCCAATCCCCGATACGCCATCGGTTGGGTTAATACTATTTTAAATCACTCTGCGTAGCTTGGTTTTCGCTACATTGGCATTTATGTACTAAGTGTTACTTTGTATATAAGTGCCTTATATTGTTTTAACAGTTGCCTTCCCTGCAAAATCTTCCTTAATATCGTCATATATGGTTGATAACACCTCAAACCTTCGTCTTGGATTTCCAGTATTTCCTCCTTCCAATATAGGAGCATAAGGCACTGTTGCTGCCAGCACCAAATCCCATCCTATATAAGTGGCAGGAGTATAGTTTGCCAAGAACTCGTCAGCAAGCTTTCTTCCATCTATCAGCTTGCCATGATACTTTGAGTTTTTAGTTGCCATCTGATACGGATACAAGTAGCCGCTCCCCTTCAAATTGCCTTGATAGAACACAGCCCAAATATAACTATCAGCCAAGTTGTAAGTCTGGTCGGTAAATCCGCTTTCAGAATATGCTTTCTTCAACAATTCGGGTGCATAGGCTATTAGTCGCTGGGTTTGCTCGCCAGCAAGTCTGTCAAACAGTTCTTGCCGAACCCTTTTCAAACCACTCAAATCAACTTTTACTTTTATCGCCATCCACCTTTTCTATTTGCATATATAGTTATAGCACCTAACATCGAAGGTATGCTGTTATCAACTTGCATCTTAATTTGCTCTCCCATAACATCACATTCTATCCAGTCTTCATTACGTACTGGATTAATATACTTCCCGTCCTCTCCTTTTATCAAAGGAATAGAAACAACGTAGTCGCTTGTTTGAGCGGTCGAACCGGATTCAGCAACAGAAAGATTCACGTCCATTACTCCTTCGTAGACGGTATCTTCTTCATCGTCGCCCATAGAACTTTCGATGATTCTGTATATACGTCCCGAAAAAGGAAATTCTTCTATGTCACTGAATGAAATCATATCACATCTATAATTTTCAAGAGTTTAATCTTTGGACGAGCAGAGATAAGAACCTCGTAATTAGGGTCATTGTATCTCTTATATATGCCCAAAGCATAACTTATTTTATTACTCTGATAGATGTCCGTCTCTGACCCAACTGTACGCTGGAAGTTATTATGAGAGGCAGATTGAGATGCTGTACTTGAAGGGCTTAACAACACTGCGGTAAATATTATATCGGCAGTCATTAAATCCTTTTGTTCTTGGGTCAACGTCATAGCATCCTCGTTTACATCTGTGATGCCGCGGTCAAGAGCAATTCTCATAAATGTATTCTCCTCAAACGAATACCGACAAGATGAAGAAAGCCATTCAAGTATAGTCATATATAACCCTCCAAGTTTAAGAATCAGCAGTCAAAGTATCAACAACAATGTGTTCCATAAACTCGGTCAACACTGGCATATAACGACCGATAGCATCAGTATGATATGCCTTGTAGATACCGTTAGGAACTACCTTGTTAATAATATAAACCAAGTCATTCTGTGCAGAAGCGATTGAATAGTCAATCGTCTTGTTTGCTTCACGCTGCAACAAGATAACATCGGCAACATCAGAATGAACAACCTTACCAGCAAAGCCAATAGGACGCAGAACTGCTACACCTTGTTTCCAGCCTTGTACAGTCTTAATCGTCTTGATGTCTTGTACCACTTGTTCCTCTTTCACAATGCGGATAGGAGAAATCTTAGATACAGAAGAACGAGAATACTGAATAAGCTGCTCCCAAGAAATGATGTTAGTATTAATGCTGGAAGTACCATTAGTAACAACAATAACTTTATCGGGCGCATACAAGCGAATCCAACGGTTAACTTCTTCCTTGAAGTATTTGTTGTTCAGCAAGTGAGTGATAACCATGTCATACGGCAAATCCCATTCCATTGTACCAGTAAATCCAGTACGGTCACGGAAATCTTTCTCAATCTTTGCCATTTGTTCCGGAATGTTAGCTTCTGCGTTCGTCCATACTTGCTTACCAGCCTTAACAAAGTTTTCAGTAGGCACATACTTCGGGAACTCATGTACGACACCGGACATACCACGAGAATCAGCATTGCTGTACTGACCTCCCTTAGACAAAGCTTGTGCGGCAATGTTAGAAAGGCGGTAGTTGTGTGTCTTAATCAAGTCAGCAACACCACGTACATAACCTTCCAACAAAGTAGCATTAGCTTCACCAAGTTCATTCAAGCGTGCTTTCAATTCCTCTTTTGAAAGAGAAGTTTCAAACAAGCCTTTACCGAACTGAGGGATAGTACCAGTTCTCTGTTCCCAGCCTTCGTTATCCATCTGAGCAACTTCACTCAACGGTGTCATTGCATCAGCCATCGGAACGGGGCGGCGAGTAACATTATAGATAGTATAAGCAGGGTCAAGCTTCGGGCGGCTCATGTCAATAGGGTACTTGCCACCATCAACAGTAAAGTGTTCCTGCCAGAAGAACTGGTTTGCATCCATGACGATTTTCTCGTCAATGAGCGTCTGAATAAATACGCTCGTACCGTCAGAGTTTACCAAGCCTCTTTGATAGAGTTGGCTTACTAACTCGTCGGGATTAAATTGATATTTATATGCGTTTGCCATAATTCTACTCCTTTCCTTTAGATTTCAAATACACCTTCGATGTAGTTGCGGTTCTTAGCCAATACATACTTCGGAAGCGGTTGCATACGTTCAACAAATGCACGCTTGCCATAAACAGTGTTGATGTTGTGCTGAACATCTGTAACTCCCCAGCGACCATCAGTCGGAGCGAACTGTGTATCTACTTCGATGAAGGTATTCGGGTTTTTAACCAACACAGTAGCGTCGGCAGCAGCAGCAGTTGCAACGTTACCATTGCTATTAGCAGCTTCAACCAAAATATCATCAGTAGTCAGAGCACCGATTGCAGTGTCAACAGTAAGAGTAAACCACTTGTTCTCTTCATCGAACTCAACAGATGTAACCTTACCAGACTGTCCCGCAGTTTCAACTGTATCGGGAGCTTTCATAAGTACATTGCCTACTTCGGGAATGTGAGAATAGCCAGAACCATCTACATACAGAGTAGTGTCTGTGCCAGCAGTAGTAGCCTTTGCCACCTTAAACGTTTTCAGAAGGAAACCCGGTTTCCACAATCTGTATTCGTACAAGTCAGCCGCAAAAGCATAGCCAAAACCCTTATACGGGTTTGCAATGGTAGAGCCATAGAGAACATTGGAACGTTCCTCGTGATTGGCGTCCTTCCACCATACGAACTTGCCACCTCTAAATTGTTTAGCGGAAGCAAAAAAGGTTTCTAAATTAAATTGTGCCATTTTTTTAATATTTAAAGGGCGTTTATATTCAAGTTTACACTTGAACAACTTGACGTTTCATCGAGCCACTACTTCTTAGGGAGCTTGCGCCCCGGTCGTCCATAGTTGGGTTCTCACCGTCCAATCCCCGATGCGCCATCGGTTGGGTTAATACTATTTAAAGTTTGACGGGTTTTATGGCAGCAAGGTAGTCTTCCATTGCTGTTTTCTTTCCGTCCGGAGATAATGGTGTAATATCACCAATAGAGCTTCTGAATATATCTTGATAATCTTTCAGCAGTCTTTCTGCCTCGGCATTAACATCAGCATCAATTGCGATATTCTGCTTACCAAGATAGTTACGAAAAGATTCATGTAAATCTTCCCTCACCTTAGACTTGGCTGTATCGTATATCTGATTGCGAACAGACTTCGTTTTCTCTTGCAATTCAAACTTTTCCAGCCTATCAAGTTTCTCTTTGTACTCGGCAGGCAACTCAAATTTCGGAGGCTCTTGATTGCCTTCTCCACCATCATTACCTTTTTCAGCCTTTTTCTTCCATTCTTCAATCTGAGATTTATATTCAGCTTCCTTAGCTTCAAATCCCTTAGTCGCTTCTGAGAATGCGTTCTTTCTTGCATGTCCGCTACTTTCAACTGAAATATTCAATGCGGCTACTAAGCCAGCATCTTCAATCGGAGCATCCTTGTAAGCTTCTGCAAATTTCTCAGAGAACTTATCTCTGAATGTTTCACTCAAATCAAAATTACGTTCTTCGCAAATCTGATTAACTTTAGATAAAACTTCTTCTTTTTGTGCCATTGTTCGTCAATGAATTATTATTTTGAACAAAAATAAATAGCTTTTTCGTTACTCATACTGTGGTTATCGAAAAAGTAGCATTTTTATTTTAAGGTATATAGCTTGTTTTTCGATAAGTGGCATATATCGAAGCTTAGATTGCGTATTTTTGTAGAAAAAAAGAGAACGGTATTTATCTACAAAGTATCACTTAGCTTTTTATAAAAAAAGCCAATGTAGCGAAAACCAAGCTACTCAGAGAGATTTAAAATAGTATTAACCCAACCGCTGGTGCAGCGGGGATTGGACGGTGAGAACCCAACTATGGACGACCGGAGCACAAGCTCCCTAAGAAGTAGTGGTCCGATGAAACGTCAAGTTATTCAAGTGTAAACTTGGATATAAGCGCCTAAAGAACCATTATGAGCGAGAAAATACAGAAAGACAAAATTGTTAGTCCATTGCCGGGTTGCCAATATGAAGCCATCCGAAGCAATGCTGACTATGTTGTACTTACTGGTTCCGGTGGCGGTGGAAAAAGTTTTACATTAGGTTATGCTCCAATTTCATATCTATATGAAAATCAAGGAGCAAAGGCTGTATGGTTCATGCGTAATGTTGGCGACTTTTTTGACGCTGGTAAAGTAGTAGATGGTCTTAAAGAAATATATCCGCTTATTGACAGACGTTTCAGAATACAACCAAGAGAACCTATTGGAGAAGTCATTAAGGTTCAAGACGATATGGGTGTGAAGTTTTTCAATAGCTCTGAAATCAAATTCCAGCAGTTGAATAATGAAAGTCCCACTGTAATAGATAAGATATTCAAAGGATTGCAGTTTAAGAAAGCCATATTTGAAGAATGCAATAAATTTGAATGGAGAACTATTTCTACTTGTCAAACCCGTCTGCGTGCAAACACTAAGGGTAAAGCTCAAATATATCTTGCCCAAAACCCAGAGCGTGAATGCTTCATACGTAAGCTATGCGGCTGTGGTAAGAACGGTGGTGGATGGATTGGAGATGATGGGAAACCCATTAAAGAAATGAATGGAGTTGTTCGGTTCTTCCACATTGTAAAGGGTAACTTGGATGAAGTCTATTGGGGAAATACTAAGGAAGAGGTTTATTCTAAATGCAAAGACATCATAGACAACCTTTTGCAGATTGACCCAGATATGTCTTATGAGGACTTTATTATGAGCATGGTATTCTTTACTTTTGATGTGAGGGATAACCAAGCCATGCTTAAAGCAAACAAAGGTTATCGTGCTATGGCTGCAACATCTGTGCTTGCAGATTCAATGTATGAACCTAATTGGAATTTCTCTATACAAGACGAAAAAGAAGAAGAAGAAGAGGATAATCTTTCCGAAGTTACAGAGGATGATATTCTCAATATGTTTACTCATGTTTCTCCATGTAAATGCAAGAAGGAGCGTATTACTGTAGATATGGCAACTACCGGAGAAGACAACTTTGTGATGAAGCATTGGGTAGGTTTCCATTGTGACGATATACAATATTGTATGAAGAACTCCAATCTTGAAGCTGTAAAGATGATTAAGCAGTTTATGGTTAAACATGGATTGACTGATAAAGAGCTAATCATTGATGTGCAAGGTAACGGCTTTCTAAAAGAGATTTTCAATCTTGTGTCAGCAAATGGTGGAGGTGTTGCATTCTCCGGAGCGATTGCCGCAACTGCTAAGGGAAAGAAACTGTATGAAAGATTTAAAGATGAAGCTGCACACCTTGCTACCCAAATGATAAAGGCTGGATTGATAACCTATGACAGACAGCTTGCTAAAATGAGATATACACATCAGAAGCTAAAGCGTGAAGGTTCTACTACTGTCTTAAAACAAATGCAGTTTGAGAGCAGAATATTCAAATTTAAACGTTTGCCTTCGGGACGAATACAGTTTGAAGGAAAGAAGGAGCAACATGCTCTGATAAAAGGCTTTTCTCCCGACCTTACAGACAATATCATTATGCTTTGTGGGGGATTGTGTTATGACTGTTATAGGGAATTGGCTGGTGCTACTGGTGGAGAATTAAGAAGGAAATTATCTCTTGAAGATATAATGAACCAAGTAAATGGTACTGCACAACCAACAAGAGAAAGAGGAAAGATTACTAATTCGGATAAGATATTGAAAATTTTAAGCAGCATTTAAAATGATAACGAGAAAAAACATTGATTGGTATTTGTCAGAACCAACGCGGCTGTTGTTGAAGAAGCCTTTTACAAGAGGTGGAAAATTTCAGTCGTGCAAAACTTATATTGGTGATGTTACACTTAACCAAAAATCAACTGCCCAGTTGAGCGATTTGACATTGCAAGAGGTTTCACAAGACCTCTATCTGAGAGAGTACGACCCTTCTCTACACAATATAAAGTATAATAATTCAATTCCTAAGATTGCAGTCAGAGTTGGAGATACTGATATAGTCATAGATGAACTTGTGCTGACAGTTTCTTTGCAAAAGAATATTCATGCGGCACATGTTCTTCATCTCACTGCTAATCCTATTTCTTTTACTCTCTGTAATATAGAGAAGAACGATACCATCAGTAAGAAGTTTCAGAACTTCAAGCTGGAATGGAACATGAGGAATATGGAGCAAATCAAGTACGAACTAATATCCAAGCAGAAGAAGGTTGGCGATGCTGGCGTACTATTCAAATTTGACCCTATAAAGAAAAAGGGAACAGTTAAAGTCTATTCCTATGATGATGGATATTCTGTCATACCCAACTACAATGAATATGGAGAAGAAATTTCACGCTCCTTATTTTATAAGATAGATGATTTGACAGAAGTCATTGATACATTCGATGATAAGTACCTTTATCGTTCAATACGAAGCAAAGAAGGAGAACCTACCAATAATGGATGGGTTACTGAAAGGATTCTTCATGGGTTTAGCCGTAATCCTCTTGTCTACCATAGAGGCAAAGTAGCTTGGGAATATTCTCAAAGTATAATTGAGATAATTGAATTGCTTACAAATATACATGCTGTGACATTAAAGCGGTTTGGTACTTGGGGATTAGTCTTAAAAGGGGAAATGAATGAAGACAGTTTCAGGCGAGATAACGGCACATTAGTTATCAATCTCCCGGCAGACGAAGGTTCAAGCTACAAGACAGAAGCAAAGACTTTGGAGTTTCCAGAACCGGAAAGTATGATTGCTTATCTGGAATATTTGCTGGAACAAGTTTCAATCGCTTCATCTGTCAGCTTTATCACTCCAAAGGATATCACTAATACTGGAAGCGGTGGCAACGGCATTGCATTGTCTATGCGTAATGATATTGCACTGGCTACTCAAAGTGTTGCCGATTGGTCTGATTCTATCAATGAGATAACCTATCTCTTCCAAGAGATGTTAGGATTGGAAGAAGACCAGACGAATGCTTATACAGATTTGAAAATTAAAGCCAAACTGAATATTTGGAGCATGGAAACCAACAATACTAAGATTACCAACTTAGCTATGGAATCTAAATGGATTTCCCGACAAACATTGATTGAAGAATCTCCGTCTTCTGCACCGGATGAACTTGACCGAGTAGAAAAAGAAAAGAAGCAAGAAAAAGAAGATGCTATCAAGCAAGCTGAAAAAGCTGAACGGATAAGCAAGAACAACAATACAGAGATTATCGAAACTCCTAATAAAACTACTTACAGTAGCAACGTTTAAAATAACAATATCATGGATTGGACGCAGATTTTAGTATCAATACTTGGAGGAGGAGGTTTCTTAGGTGGAATAGTTTCACTTGTAAATATGAAACCTTCTCGCAAGAAAGCGATGGCAGAGGCTCGGACAGTTGAGATTACGAACCTTGAAAAGTCAATATCAATAATGGAGAAAAGCTACAGTAACATACAGACGTATGTGAACAAGGAAGTAACCCGTATTGAAAACGACCTTTCAGAACTGAAAAAAAAGTATGAAGAAAAAGTTATCTCTATACGGCAAGCATACATTTGCAAAGTACCAAGCGAAGAATGTCCGGTGCTGTTAAAGCAAGCAAAGTTTGATATGGCACATGAATGTGAAGAATGTAGAGGCTGTGAAAAGAATGAAAAGAAGGAGGACTGAAAATGAATATAAAGAACTATTTTAATATCAAAGAGCTTGTATGCAAGCATGTATATAACAAGTTTGGAGAAATGGCGTGGACGTTTTTTGACCCACGGCTGCTTGAAACAATGTGTGTCATACGAGAAAAGCTTGGCAAGCCTATAACTGTCAATACTTGGCATTCGGGAGGAAGTCTGACACAAAGAGGACTGCGCTGTAATGTGTGCCAATTAGTAGCTGAAAAGACACGATTGGAAAAGGTGTATGTGTCTGCACATCTACAAGGAACTGCGCTGGACTTTGATGTGAAGGGAATGACCGCTTTGGAAGTTCGTAATTGGATTAAGGCAAATCAGATACTTCTCCCTTATCCGGTACGCTTGGAACAAGATGTCACTTGGGTACACTTAGATGTACGTACTGATGGAAGTAATGGCAAAGTAACCTATTTCAAAGGATGAAAAAGGTTCTTCTCCTAATAATCCTTTTGCCTCTTTTGTTTTCATGCCGAACTGCAAAAGACTTGGAGAAAAATACAGAAATAAAAGAGATTATCAAAGAACGGCATGATACTTTAACGGTACACACAAGAGATAGTGTCTATTTTTCTGTGATTCAAAAAGGTGACACTGTTTTTAATACCAAGTATATTGAAAAAATCAAGTACATAGACAGAACAGTCATACAGAACGATACTATATATCAAGAGAAAGAAGTCATTAAGGAGAAAGAAGTCATTAAGAAGCATGTTCCATCATGGTGCTGGTGGCTTTTACTAATTAATGCAACAATCATAGGAATAATCGGAATTAAATACTACGTAAAATGGCGAACGAAGTAAACCCTATACTGAATATATACAATGAAGATGGCACTCCCTTCCACGACATTAGTTTGAGAAAACACACTTTCTCAACTATTGTTATGTCTTTAAATGACAAGATAGAAGGAGAGTTTTATTATAAAGACAATTCACTTTCGTTTACTCTGCAAGAATATGTAGAGTATAAAGGAATAAAGTACATTCTTAAAAATCCTCCCGTAGTTGTTAGAAAAGGAATGACTTCGGAAAACAGCGAGGCAAAGGGAATGACTAAATATAGTTGTACTTTCTACCATGAAATGATTGAATTGTACAACATTCCCTTTACTGACATTGCTATTAGTAGCAGTGAGGAAAGTTATCGTAGCGAAAAACGGACTTTCTCGTGGATTGGTACATTAAGCATGTTCGTTCAAAAAATCAACTCATGTCTTGTTGGAACTAAATGGACTTGCAAGTTACAGCCAACATTTGTAGATGATGGGACAATGAGTGATGTGTTATCATTCAGTAATCAATTTATTTCAGACGTTTGCAAGACTGCATACGAAACATGGAAAGTTCCATTTGTAGTTGATGGATATACTATTTGGTTTGGCAAGCCATCTAAGGAAATACTTGACAATGAAAACAAGCCATACATATTCAAATTCGGACAAGGTGTAGGACTAAAAAACAATGATTGCACACCAAAGAATAATAAGGTCATTACTCGTATTGCTGGATATGGTAGCAACATTAATATTCCGTATGGCTATCCTATAATTACAGATGCAGACGGAAATCGCATTGAGCACCCATATACTCGTGACACGTTAATGCCATCAGTATATGTAGAGGCTGTTAGAAATAAAGTCTTGTTTGGTTCTAAAGACCCTCTTATTGACTACTATGACGCAGATAGCAGCTATCCTACTCCTATCAATCCTCTTGCACCAGTATTCCATATCCAAGAATTTTCCAGCATACAACCTACTATTGAAGGTATGACATACAAGGGACAAGCTATTGACTTGTTCAAAGAAGTAATAGTACCAGAAGGTGGCTGGGATGATTATATTGACCCCGAAACGGGAGAGGTTAGACAGTCGTATTTTGATGTGACGCTTTATCCTCTTGGCTTTGACTTATATGCACAAGCAGCAGTTACAAGCGGAATGACCTTCTCCATGAAGTCTGGTGACACATTAGGAGCTAACTACGAGGTAGCCGTAGATTGGGAAGATGTAAAAAAGAACTTCTATGTAACTGATGAAGCTGGAAACATTGTATTCAAACCAAATGGAGAACAGAGGGACTATGCTAAATATCCAGACAGTACAGACCAAGCTATTACTATTAAACTGACAAAGGACTTAGATACATTTGGTACGATAATGCCAAGCAAGTTCCAGCAAGTTAAAACTGGCGACAAGTTTGTCATATTGCACATTGAAATGCCACAAGCATATATAGACAAGGCACAAGAACGTTTGGACGTTGCCATGAAAAGATATATGCTTGAAAATAATATGCCTTTGTATGATTATCCTTTGAGCTTCGACGAACACTTCTTGGAAACAAACCAAGCAATTCTTGCGCAGATTAAGCCTAATACTATTGTCAGATTCTTGTATAAGGACGAAGAAGAAGCAATGGCATTATCTGTAAAAGAGATGTCTATTCAATATGGTACAAATCCGCTACCTACTTATAACATTACTCTTACAGATGAAGTGTCTATTGTACTAAATCAGATAGGACAGATAGCTGACGGTCTTAGTAAGTTAGGAAGTCAAGTAGCACAGTTACAAGCTATTTATGGACTTGACATTGTAGGCGAACTGAACAAAAAACTCAGCAGAGTTAAAGATGATACCGCACAAGGAATGATAACTTTCTTGCGTGGATTGAAAGTCGGTAGCTTTGTGACCGGAAGTACGGGCGGTATATTCTATGCAGATACAGACGGAAAGTCCCATGCTGAACTTGACTATCTAACTGTACGAATGAAAGCCATGTTCTATGCTTTGGAGATTATCAAGACCGGAGTTATCGGAGGTCGTCAAATGATTACTCCCGGTGGTGCAATCGAATGTATCAAGATAGAAGATAGAAATGATATACTTGACGAAGAAGGTAACAAGACTGGCGAAAACATTTGGGACTACTGGCGATGCTATTTCTACCAAGATGATGGTACGGAAGCATTAGATAATCGTTTCCGAGCAGGAGATATGGCTTTGGCACAAGACTTCAATATTAAGGAGGGAGTTTATGAGAATGTGTCAAATCATTACTTATGGCGTTTGGTTGTAAACGTAGGAACTAATTACATTGACATCTCAAAAACTGATGCTGATGCAGCCAGTGATGCACCGCGAGTAGGAGATACTATTTGTCAGTTAGGTAATAAGACTTTTGTTGATGCAAATGGTGTTACTCATGTAGAGGACAAGACAAGACAGAATGCAATTATCTTTAGTGCAGTTGACACTTTCTCGCCAAGTATGACTTTATATGCTGGCATAAACAGCTATTCATACCTCAACAAAGAGTACGTGTCCTACGGTGTTGACAAGACTACAAATCTCGCTTATATGAACGTCTATGGCAACTCTTATATTGGAGCAAGAGATAAGAGCAGCTATATGAAGTTTGATACGGTAACTGGTGTTGAGATAAAAGGTAAACTTGTAACCAAATCTGGCAAAGACGTTGAGGAAACATTTAACAGCTTCCAAGACCAGATAGATGGAGTAAAGGAAACTTGGTATGGAGAATACACACCAACTCTTACAAACCAGCCAGCAGTAGATTGGAATACAGAAGCTTTGAAAAAACGGCATGAAGGTGATGTATTTACCAATATCCAAGAATATGTCGATGATGAAACTACTCCCGATGCAGGAAAATCATGGAGATGGGTAAAGACGGGAGATACATGGGGATGGACGCAGATTGCAGACAATGACACTTCAAAGGCTTATCTTGAAGCAGCTAAAGCGCAAAAGGCAGCAGAAGAAGCTAAGAAAGAAGCCAATGACGCAAAGCAGACTGTAACCAATATGAAAGACTTCACAGACGAAGCCTTTAAAGACGGTATTGTTGACAGACAAGAAGCTGCCGCAATTGAGAAATATTTGAACTCAATCAAATCAATACAGAAGAGCGTAGCGGAATCTTATTCTAAGGTTTATGCTAATCCTTTATTGTCCGGTACTGCTAAGGTAGAACTAAAAACCGCTTATGATGGATTTAATGTGGCAACTACCGAGCTTATTACTGCTATTGATGATGCCATAGCTGACGGAGTAGCTACCTCAACGGAAGTCGCTTTGGTAGATGGTAGGTACGACACCTTCAATACCAAATATGGAGATTTTATAGCTTATTTGAATGCAGCCAACAACTTTATCCAAGACAAAATAAACACTTCGGCAGAAGATGCAAAGAAAGCTGCGGAAGAGGCTCAAAAGGCGGCAGATGCAGCCAAAGCAGAAGCGGAAGCAGCAAAGCAAAGATTGGATAAGTGGGCAGAAGATGGGGTTATATCTCCTACTGAAAAGCAAGCTATTAAAGACGAAATAGTTCGTATAGACGCTGACAAGACTAATATTACAGCAGGATATACTTTGTATTCATTGGGTAGCCCTACGGGTTATCTGAATGCCCACAGCAATTATCGTGCGGTATTGGTTACATTGTCGGCTTCTACTCCCGAAAATATAACTATACCTTCTGACTTTGCTTCAAAGCAATCTGCGTACTACAATCAACGAACGGCAGCTTTGAATGCCATCAGTGACGCAGCTAAGGCGGCAGTAGATACCGTTAAAAAAGACTTGGCTGGTTATGAATATCTAAAGAAAGCGTGGAAAGAGAGTACCACAATCGAAGGTGGTGTTATTCAGAATGCGTTAAACATGCTGGGATATACTGACCCGGTAGCTGGATTTAAAGTAATGTCCGGTATGAATGGTGTCTATGATGCTACTAAGGTCGGTGGAGGTATTGCTTCTTGGTATGGAGGTTCTATGAAGGATAGAGCAGATTATACAGAAGCAAACATGCCATCAGATGTAGCAAAGGCTATCATTCGTATGGATGGCTCTGGCTACCTTGCAAGCGGTGCTGTATGGTGGGGGACTGATGGTGTTTTCCATGCTGACCCACAATCATTCATCATCAAAGAAAATCAGCTTGGCGACTATGTTTCTCTATTCCAGATTGTATATCGTTCTGGAACTCCGAAGACTATTAGCTACATGATACCACAATATCCAATGCAGAAATTGACAGTTTCCGACTACATCGAAATAGGAACAACTGGGTATCGCATTGGAGTGGATAGTGCCAATAATGCTATTAAAGTCTACAAAGAAGATGGCTCGGCTGTTAACTTCTACGCAAGCGGTGCTGTATCTGCAAAAGGTATCAGTTCCGGTAGTGGCGGTGGAGGAGGCGGTCTTATTGACACCGTTTATGGATATTCAAGTTTAGGTGGTACATTCGCTGATTCAACATTATCAGACACCTTTAACGCATACACTATCAACAAGTTGGCAAGTAGAATTACTGAACTTGAAAAGAATGGTGGTGGAGGTACTGGCATTGCTGGTATCAAAGTTAACAGCCAAACTTATGCGCCAGACACAAGCAAGTATATTACGCTCCCAAACTACCCTTCCACTACTATTACTGGAACGGGAAATGTCCTTACCAACGCTACTTATGACAATAGTACGCGAGTACTGACATTAACTAAAGGCAATATTGCTACTACCGCCAACCATTTAGAGAGATATGCTCAAATAACCTCTACTGCGATAGATACTGTATCTACATTTACAGCATCTAAGACATCTGTATGGGAGGCAAATGGTACTGCATATGGAACTACTGGTGCTAATGATACTGTATTAAACATTGGTTCTGCGGCAAATAGGTTATTCCAATTAAGAGCAGCCTATAATTCTGATGATTTTTACTTTAGAGGTGTTGGTGCAAGTTCTTTCAGAACTTGGTATAAAATCCTGCACGAAGGGAATTACAAAGACTATATGCACGATAGATTTGGTACATCTGGTCTTATAGTATATTCTTCTTCAAGCAATGAGATTAACTTTGGAGGTACATATACAGCTAATAGTAATATCTACTTTGGATATACTTCAAAAGATAATAGACCAAAACCTACTGAATATCATTTTGGGGAAAACGATGCAAGCGTACATGGAAAGTTTTTTAAATCTTATGTAGCTACTGGCACACAGCCGTTTCAGTGTGTATCTACTACTACATGTACGAATTTAAATGCGGATATGATAGATGGATATCATGCTGTAGATTTAACAAGAAGAGTATATATTAATGGAATACCTGGAGGGGCAGGCAGTAAATGGATAAGAATAGGTGTGTTAAAATATCCGGGTGCAGGAGATTCTAACACTGTAATGATAACTATATCAAATTCATATTCACATTCTATGAATAGGTCTGTAACTTTTATAATATCATTGACACACCACAGTTCTAAACCTATAATAACACAATTGAATGGTTATCCTGCTCCATTTTCAAAAGTAAGAATTTTAGCTCCTAAAGATAGTAATGGAAGTTATATATATGGTGATAGATATGTAGACATATATTATTTTACTTCAACTGCAAGTGGAGCAAGTAATGTTATTTATTTAACTGCTATAAATCTTAATTATAATAGCACATATCATTTTGTTCCCAATAAAAACTTTGTAGATGGAACAACTATTCCTTCTAATTATGATGAAATATGGAATTTTCCTTTTACTACTGGCTTAGGTAGTAATGCTAATATATATTCACAAGATGGTTCGATTGAGGGAGGGACTTTAAAACTAAGTTCTACAAGTACTTTTGGTGAAACTGCAACTTTTAATGGTGGAATGTATTCTGGTAATATCTTTCCGTTAAGCAATAATAATTACAGTATAGGTTCAAATAGCAATAGATTTACAGATGCGTATATTCAAACTTGGGTCTATGCTAACCAAGGCTTTTTCATATCTCCTTCTGGTATAACCCAAAATGATTCTTATTTGGAACTTTCAAGCGGTGGAAATGAGATTATTATAGCTGGAGGCACTGATTTTCAGGTTAATTATAGAGGTGCAAGTTATGGCGGTAGGTCTGTTCCTAAAAAATGGTATTGGCATGCAGGAAGCAGTTCATCTTGGGCAAATATGGAATTTGGAGATTGCACCCTGCATGGTTGGATAAATGGAAAGTTTTTTAAATCTTATGTAGCTACTGGCACACAGCCGTTTCAGTGTGTATCTACTACTACATGTACGAATTTGAATGCGGATTTGTTGGATGGCTTTCATGGCTCTGAGATGTCAATTGCAAATACGTATGTAAGAAGAAGTAAAGATAAATATATTATTGTAAATTATATTAACTCAGATACAGCAAAAAATGAAAACCATGATTTTACTCAAATTATAACTACAGATGATGGGGATAATTATTATAGAAAAGCTGGGATAAGTTTTTTTATGAAGCGATTAAACAGCTATACTAAAACTATTGATTTAAAAAGTTTAGATGCTAACAAATATTATCCTATATCTTTTCAATTAGTACAAAGGAAATCATTTATTAGAATTAAAATTTGGAACTGTTTAGATGGTAATAAACCTACTTGGGCTACACATATAGAAGGTTTTGCTGCTGCTATTGAATGGGACACTACTGCAAATAGATGGGGAAGACAAGACACTCAAAGAATTATATACGCTGATAATTATAAATATTGTGATAAATCTCCTTGCGGTGGTATTGAACAGAATACGATGGCAAGTGTAGAAATTGTATATTTAAGAGGAGGAGCTATCTATTATTATAACAACAACGATAATATAGAAGCTATAATAAACAGCAATGGATATTCTTGGACGAGTAGTACCTATAGCTATTCAGCACCAGTAATAAATAATATAAAGAATCGAGCATACTCATGCTATAGTCTTTCCTTAAGGTCTTTTTCAACATTATATTGTAATGATATTATATCATATAGACTTAACATAAGTTCTACAAGTACTTTTGGTGGCAAGGCTACATTCAACGGAGGACTATCCGGGACACTGACTGGCTCTCTAAGTGGTAATGCTACAACCGCTACAACCTTGCAGACTTCACGTACAATAAATGGTACATCGTTCAACGGTTCAGCTAATATTACAACTTCTTATTGGGGAACTACAAGAACGATTTGGGGACAGTCAGTAAACGGGTCGGCAAATGTCAGTGGAGCTATGACTGGAGTTACAAGCATTACTGCAACTGGTCTTATAAGAACTTCAAATCTGTTCTCTGCTGGCGATGGAGGAAGCGATAATGCGTATGGTTATTATAACTGTACTCGTCCCAATACAGCTAATACCGGATATGTATGCTATGCTTTTGTTAGAAGTGGTACTTACGCATTTGGACTGGGATATTATAATAATGAAATAGTTTTAAGTAGCGCAAATACTTCAAGACAATTTAATGCAAGATGGTTACAATTAAATAGTTCAAGATTACTAATTAATGGCAATATAGAGGCAACTGGCGCAGTTACAGCCAAGTCTTCCTCTTCTGACATAAGATTGAAGAAAAATATCAAAGAATACAATGCTTTGGATATTATTCACAAGTTAAAGTCAGTGAAGTATTACTGGAATGATACCGCAAAAGCAAACTCTCCAATCTTTAATGATAATGAGGAACATTACGGACTTATTGCACAAGACTTGCTAATAAATGGATATAGTCAATGGGTAAGTAACTGTTTTAAAGATTATTATGTAATACAATACGAACGTTTAATACCCGTATTATGGCGAGGTATTCAGCAAGTAGATAATGAGGTAGCTACCCTCAAAAAGAAGATAGCTACCTTAGAAAAAGAACTTAGTTCTGTAAAGAGGCAACTAAGCCTTTAAGCCTATTAATCTCTGATTTAGCATGTTCCAATTCCTTTCTCATTCGTTCTTGCTCTGATTCAACAAGACGGATAGAAAGGATATTGGCTTGCACAGAACCAATGATTGTTGCGATAAGGTCGGGAGATAAATAATTCAAGCTACCATATCCATATTCATCCTTTTCGTGACAGAAATTTGTGATACCAGCTTTCACCGCATTTTGATATACAAGTCCGGTATGACGTTTATTGTCTATCCTATCTTGGTATAAATCCAATGCTTTTTTGTTATAATTATAGTCATAAACTCTGCCAAGTTTTAGTAGTCTTTCTCGGTAATCTATAAGCCCATCGTAATTCTCTTTTAATCTAAAGTCAGAAGTAGCTTTAGCGGTGATTGCAGCCGTAGCAGTAATACTTCCAGTAAAAGCCCATGTGGTACCATCATATTGCATAACATACGATTTATTTGTAGAGATTGTCGGATTAGCAGTACCTCTCCACCAAAACCAAGACCCGTTTGAATGACAGCCAAGTCCCATTGTATAATTACCTCCAACGATTTCAATACTATCATTGCTCGTATTTGAGAACCTTGCTCCTACATAAAAAGAATTAGCGCCACTTGCAGATATTCCCGTGCTATTTATCAAACCATGCAGGGTACAATCTCCAAATTCCATATTTGTCCAAGATGAACTGCTTCCTGCATGCCAATACCATTTTTTAGGAACAGACCTACCGCCATAACTTGCACCTCTATAATTAACATGAAAATC